TGCAAACCCCATTGCTTACGGGGGAACAACAGTATGAAAGCCGTTGGACGTTGACGGCCTCAATGCAATACAATCCAACTGTTACCGTTCCTCAAGATTTTGCCGACGACCTTGGCGTCGCTGGCATAACCCCCGCGGACGTGTAATTATGCGGATTACCACTTATTTAACGAGGTGAACAAATGACTATCCCGGCCAGTGACATTGTTGTCGTCAACCCCGGCGTCGTTGGTTCCGGCGGTAATCCGCTGGCCCTTAACGGCGTCATTCTTTCCAAATCAGCATACCTTCCGACCAAAGCTGTGCAAACTTTCGCCAGCGCGGACGCCGTAAGCGCCTTTTTCGGCCCCGCTTCCGCGGAGTACGCACTAGCGCAAGTCTACTTCCTGGGGTTCGATAATTCGACCGTCAAGCCGGGAACGCTGATTTTTGCCCCGTTCGTGGATACCGCTCGCGCCGCTTGGCTGCAATCCGGTTCCTTGGCTGGCATGACACTTACGCAACTGCAAGCCCTGTCGGGTTCGCTTACCGTGACCTTTGGCGGCACAGCCAAAACCGCGGCGGCAATCAACCTTTCAACGGCTACCAGTTTCAGCAACGCCGCGGCCCTGATTCAAGCCGGCTTCACAACCCCGAACTTTACGGTCGCTTGGGACGCCGTGAAATCTGTTTTCATCTTCACTTCCAGCACTACCGGCGCCGCGTCCACGATCATCGAACCGACCGGCACCCTGGCCGCTGGGCTCAAGATCACCAGCGCGACCGGCCTCATCATGTCCCAAGGTGCTGACGTTGATACGCCGGCAACCTGCATGGATATGGTCAAGAGCAAAACCCAAAATTGGGTCGACTTCATGACCATTTGGGAGCCTGTGACCGCCGACAAGACGTCGTTTGCAGTTTGGACGAACGCCCAAAATCAACGGTTCGCCTATATCGTTTGGGACACGGACGCGCAAGCCATCGTCAACGGTTCAACTACGAACTTCGGATACCTGGCGAAAACTGCGGCATACGACGGCGTCGTTCCGGTCTACAACACCAAGGAACTTGCGGCCTTCACTTTGGGCGCCGTGGCTTCCATCGACTTTAGCCGCACGAACGGGCGCATTACGGCAGCCTTCAAGTCCCAATCGGGCTTTACGGCCACCGTGACCGACCAGCAAATTGCCGCCAACCTCCTGGCGAACGGCTATAGCTTCTATGGTGCTTACGCAACCGCCAACGATAATTTCAACTTCCTGTATAACGGGCAGATGACGGGCAAATGGAAATGGCTTGACACCTTCGTGGACCAAGTCTATTTGAACGCGCAATTTCAATTGGCCTTGTTGTCCCTGCTGACCAGCGTTAAGTCGATTCCGTACAACGAGTCGGGCTATTCGCTGATTCGTGCGGCCATGATCGACCCTATCAGCCGGGCGCTTAACTTCGGCAGTATCCGCACCGGCATTACTATGTCGGCATCGCAGAAGGCCCAAGTGAACCAAGCCGCCGGCCTGGACGTGTCCGCGATCATTGAGCAGCAGGGCTATTACCTGCAAATCCTTGACCCAAGCGCCCAAGTTCGCGGCAACCGCGGCACGCCGGTAATCAACTTCTGGTACACCGACGGCGGTGCTGTGCAGAAGATTACCGTCGCTTCCATCGACATTATGTAACCGGGGGACACCATGAGCGATACCACAATCACCAGCGCGAACAGCGTTTTTACCATCGTGGTCGCGGGCCTCTTCCCGGCCCCCGTCCAACTTCGCGGCTACGCCAGTGACAAGGCTTTCACCACGGAAGCGGTCGACCTGGCGGAAGTCCAAATGGGCGTCGACGGGCGCATGACCGCGGGCTTTGTGCCCAACCCGGTCAAGCAAACGATTACGCTGCAGGCGGACAGCCCGAGCAAAGACATTTTCACCGCCATGATTCAGGCCATGAAGACGGCGCGGGAAGTGTTCTACATTTCGGGTTCCATCGCGCTACCTTCGACCGGTGAAGCCTTCACCTTGACCCGCGGCATTCTGACGAACGCCAAGCAGATTCCGGACGCGCAAAAGGTCTTGCAGCCAGTCGACTACGTCATTACATGGGAGCGAATCGACAGGAGTCTTTTGTAATCAGTTCGCCCCGGGTCAGCGGCCTGCCCGTTGAAAGCGTAGCCCTCTCCCTGCGCGAATGACCCGGGGCACCCAACACCGAGGAGAGGTCAACAAGGAGAGTTGAACATGGCACGCAACGTAGCGAATTACACCGTAACCGACGAAGGTCGGGACATTGGTAAGGTTTTCGTCCTCACCGAAATGCCTGCCAGCCGGGCGGAATCTTGGGCAATGCGGGCGCTTCTGGCACTCATGGCTGGCGGCGTTGAAGTCCCGGAAGGCTTTGAGCGCATGGGCATGGCGGCAATGGCCGAAATTGGCATTAAGGCGCTGGCCGGGCTCAAATGGGAAGTCGCGGAACCGCTGCTTGCCGAAATGTGGTCATGCGTGCAAATCATGCCGGACCCCAGCAAAACGCACCTTGTACGAAATCTGATTGAAGAAGACATTGAGGAAATTGCGACCCGTATCAAGTTGCGGGCGGAAGTGTGGAAGCTCCATACGGGTTTTTTGAAGGCCGTCGCCCCCTCAATCTCCGGCGGCTCCCAGCCGGCGGCGGCCCGCAAAAAGGGTTTGCGGAGTACCTGAACATTTCGGCGCCGGTTGCGACGTTGCTATCCAAGCGAATTGCCACACTTCACGAATTGGATACGGTCTATGGGGTCCGGGACGTCTACGATATGCTGGAGGTCATAACGATAGACGATTACAATAACGCATTGGCGAACCGGGAATAATCAACATGGCTACAATTATCGACAGCTTATTGGTAAAACTTGGCCTCGACTCTTCGGAGTTCGACGCCAAGAAATCCAAGGTCGACAAGGGTCTGAAAGATACCGGAAGCGAAGCCGACAAGACGGGCGCCAAACTTGAGAATGTAGCCAAGAGCGCCGCCAAGTTCCTTGCCCTCATTGGCGGGACAATGGCCGTAAAGCGGTTCATTGAAAACCAGATCGAAGCGAATGCCGCCCTCGACCGCTTCGCGCAAAACCTCGACCAAAGTGCAAACAGCATTTCCGCATGGGGTAACGCTGCCGAACTGGTTGGCGGCTCCGCGGAAGGGCTGCAAGGCACTATGGACATGCTCAGTAAGTCGCAAACGGAATTGCAGCTTACCGGGCAAAGCAACCTTATCCCCTATTTCTCCGCGCTTGGCGTGAGCCTGGCCGATACCCAAGGTAAGGCCCGCCCGGTCAATGAACTGTTGCTTGACCTGTCCGACCGTTTCGGCAAAATGGACCGCACCACCGCCAACAACATGGGGCGGATGATGGGCATTGACCAAGGAACAATGCAACTTTTGCTAAAGGGGCGTTCCGAAGTTGAATTGATGATTAAGCGGCAAAAGGAGTACGGCGCCGTCACGAAGCAACAGGCTGAAGAATCTAGCCGCTTGCGTAACGCCATGGTCGCCAGCAAGCAAAGTTTTGAAGCCTTCGGGCGCGAACTTTTGTCGGCCGCGACGCCGGCACTGGAAAAAATGTTTGCCATCTTCGCGGACTTCGGCGCATGGATTCGGGAAAATAAAGAGTTCGTACAAACGTTCCTTACCATCATTGCCGTCGGCCTGGCTGGCATTGCAGCGGCCACGATTCCCATTAACCTGACTGTGGCCGCCGTGCTGGCCCTGGCCGCCGCCGTTGCGGCACTGTGGCAGGATTACCAGACATGGAAGCGCGGGGGCGACAGCTTCATCGATTGGAGCAAATGGGAGCCCGGATTTAAGGCCGCGGGCGCCGCCATCAAGTGGCTTAAGGATTTGTTGGACGACATGGTGTACCGCGCAATTGCCGCGGCCGACGTGTTGTCCGCCGTGTTTGAACGCGATTGGAAGCGGGCCAAGTTTGCCGCCGGGGAGTTCATGAGCGGCAACGGCAAGAAGTATGGCGCTGACGATGCTCCGGCCGACGTGTCCGGTACTGTCAATTCAACCGGCAAGAGCGCCAAGGAAGAGCAAGCAGCTATGGTCTATTTTCAGGCCCAAGGCTGGACGCGGGAGCAAGCCGCGGGCCTCGCTGCCAACATCAAGCGGGAAAGTGCCTTTAGGCCGGACGCTGTGGGTGACGAGGGTAAGGCGTATGGCATCGGTCAATGGCACCCTGACCGGCAAGCTGAATTCAAAAAGATATTTGGCAAGGATATTCATGGTTCAAACTTGGAGGAGCAACTGGCCTTCATGCACTACGAATTAACCCGAGGCAACGAACGCAAGGCCGGCAACATTTTACGCGGGACCAGTAACGCCGCCGAAGCCGCCGCTGCGGTATCCTCACACTACGAGCGCCCGGCCGACAAGGTTGGCGAAGCTGCCAAGCGGGGGCAACTGGCCCTTGCCATGCTTGGGGGCGTGCCAGGCGCCTCTCAGGCCGCCGCCGGGGCTGGTGCTGGTCAAGTTGCCCAAGCGAACGCCGCGGGAGTGCCTGGCGCCTCGTCCACGAGTGTGGAAACCCACATTGGCGAAGTCAAGGTCTATACGGCGGCCACGGACGCCAACGGTATTGCCAAGGACATGGGCAAGTCGCTGGATTACCTTTTTACCTCTCAAGCCAATTACGGGTTGACCTGACATGCCGCTTATCCCATTCCCTGACGTGCCCAAATTACCAGGCGTCCCGGCGTTGCCACGTTCGCCCAATTTCCCGCCGTCCCTACGTGCTGGCCTGGGGTTGCTGCAGGGCACGCTATGGCGCATTTTCCAAGTGCAAACCCGCTGGGGAATTTTCGATAGCAAAGGCAAACCCCTGGGCGATCCGGCCAACTTCACCGGGCTGATCGGCAACGCACTGGAAGCCGCCGGCTTGGGCTCCACGCTGTCCACCGGCTCCGTGGATTATTCCAAGGAAACCCGCGTGAGTGACTTCCCGCTGGAACGGGGCGACTTTGCCAGCTACAACAAGGTCGAAACCCCGGCGTCACCGCAAGTTGTCCTTTGCATGCAGGGTAGCGAAAAGAACCGCCGCACCTTCTTGGAAGCCGTCGACAAGGCGTGCAAATCGACGGACCTTTATAGCGTAGTAACGCCAGAAGTTACCTATATCAACTACGCCGTCGAGCGGTACAACTACGCCCGCCACAATTCCAAGGGCGCGACCCTGCTTATAGTGGAAATCACGCTTAAGGAAGTCCGCCAGGTATCGGCGCTTTACACCACGTCCAACAAAGGGCAAGTCGACAGGCCAAAGGACGCCAGCGCCACGCCGCAAGCGGATAATGGCAAGGTGTATGCCCAAACGCCCAAGCCTTCCACCCTCAAGAGCATTGCCAACAAATTGCCGGGCCTCGCTGAAAAGGCTGGTAACTACCTTCAAGGGCTGGTGAACTGATGCAATCCATACCTCTACAGCCCGTGCCCTCACAATCGACAAAAGTTGTTTTGGGCGGCCAGAATTGTCAAATTCTCATTTACCAAAAACCGCAAGGTTGCTTTGTTGATATTAACGCGGACGGCGTCGACATTGTTGTCGGCATCATCGCCCGGGATGCGGTCCCGCTGGTTTGCCGTGAGTACACCGGCTTTATTGGCAATCTGCTCTTCATTGACACGCAAGGCAGCGACGACCCCAGCTATGAAGGCTTGGGGGACCGTTGGACGCTGGTTTATTTGACGGCAGAAGAATATGCCCTCATTTGACAACAAGAAGCAATTGCGCTTCGTCGTCACCTTGGGAACGGGCAGGTTCGGTTCCTCCAACAATGACGCAATCACGCTGCAGGGCTTCCGCGCAACCGCGGACATTGACAAGGCTGGCGGCATGATGATGGGCACGCTACGCGCCAAAATCTACGGCGTGAAGCAACAAGACATGAACAGCGTTACGACGCTGCAATGGAAGCCGGGCACGCTGATTCCCAACACCGTGGAAGTCTACGCCATTGACGGCGCC